CCTCTAATTTTACCTTGTAGAACTGCAAAGCCTGATTCACCTGATAAAATATCTTGAGTAGTAGTAGCTAAAGCATTACCAAAATTAGAAAAGACATCTGCTCTAGCATAATTAGCGTGTGGTAAATCATCAGTGAACCCACCAACAGGTCTTATTACTTTACCATTTTCCAACGTTCCAGAAGTAGCGTTATATATTTGAAAGAAAGTTTCTTGACCAACTTGAAGAACTGGTCCTAATCCAGTATGAATACTAACAGTACGATCCATATGGTTCCATGCAAGAGTTCCTTCTCCATTTTCGTCAGTTCCATTAACATCCATTAAAATTCTTCCGACATCAGTAAGATCATAATTATCAAAACTAACATCTTCATCAATGATATGACCTGCTTCAGACCAATTTAATCCTGATAAATTTGAATGAACATTATTTAAATCTATTCGACCAGATAAGTATGTAATATCAGATGATAATATTGAAATATCTGAAGTGTTATTATCAATTTCACCAGAAAGATACGTAATATCAGAAGTGTTATTATCAATTTCACCAGAAAGATACGTAATATCAGAAGTGTTATTATCAATTTCACCAGAAAGATACGTAATATCTGAAGTGTTATTATCAATTTCACCAGAAAGATACGTAATATCTGAACTATTAGTTGTTATATCTGATTCTTTTTTAGTTGAATTAACAACTACTTCATCTGCATCAACAGTTAATAAAAATCCTGAAATATGATTTGATAGTTTTAAACCATTTTTTACTTTAAATTCGTTTGACATTTATATCCTTTTTAAAGGACAGATGAAATTTAGTAGAATAGAGAAATATTATATTTAGAAATTCCAAATTTCACTGTCCATCTGGTTTTATATGAATATTTATAGAATTTGAAAGTAAAATTAAGAATTTTATTTTATATTATAGTAATTCTCTTTTAGCTTTTACAATCCAATTATCAGAATTTGTGAGAGTTACTAATAATACATCAGATCCACTTAATGTTGCACTAAATGAAACACCACTTGTATTTCCGATATCATTAGTAGTAACTTCATTAAATTGAAGTGAAGATCCATCCCAACATGACATTATTCTACCTGCTCTAAAATTAGTACCATCATTTAAAAGATAATTCCAAAATGCTGCATTACCACTGTTAGCATCTATAGTATCCACAACTTCTAAGGGGGAATCTATGTCATAATTAGATATTGTATCAATTAAAGTTCCTGATAGTCCTATTTGCACAGTTGGTGCTAATAAAATATCAGTATTGTAATCGTATTCAAATCCTGCCTTTGCGCTTAATTCACCATTATAATTAAATTGAACTTCTTTATCAGATCCTACTACTACAACTGAACTACCACCGCAACAGAATAACGTACCAATACAAACTTCACCACTTGTAAAATTAGATCCATTAGATGATTTATATACTACAGGTAATGTAACAGAAGCACTAGTAGAAATTACGTCACCATTCAATTGATATAAAACAGAGTCTTCTATATCAGATGAACTTTGAAATACTATACTATTACCAGATATTAAATTCTCCAAAATACTTGAAACATTTAAACCGTCTTTTTCATAAACTGAAAGATAAATTTCAGTAACTGAAGAATAATTAGAATTATTAAATTTAAAATATCCACTAGTTGGTTCAGGTAAAGAAGTCACAACTGTATCATGATACCAATCAAAGGCTATTACACTAGAACCTAAAACTTCAACATCAGTAGAGCTAACACTATCAGTAACTGAAAAACCTTGACCAATAAAATTCAATCTATCTCTTTGTGTTAAATCTACACCTTCGTCCTGAATTATATGTCCACCACCACTTCCACCTGATATATCGGATATTAATGCTATTGTACCACTTTGCGCAGGTAAAATTAAATCGATACTATCATTTTGTGCACTATTTCCATATATAGTAACTATTTCATTAGCATCAAGGGATTGGAGATTAAATATAACTTTAGCTGATTCATCACCATCTTTATATACTTCAAATTTAGTATCTCTAAAACGTGTAGCGATTTGATCTGTACCACCACCTCCAGTATATTCATTTTGATGATATTTAATTTTATTATCAAGACGTTGAATTTCAGAACTATTCTTACCAATACTTTTAGTGTTTTTATCAATACTTTCAGTATTTTTCTGAATTTCTTTATCTTTCTTTTTAAACGTACTTGAGAGTTTCTTAGCTGAAGATTTTAAATCACCTTTAATTTCACTAGATAGGTTTTTAACTTCTGAAAGTACTTGTTCATCAATAACTTTATTTAATTGTTTTATTTCTACTTGAAGATCATTATATGTTTTATCTTCTAATACATCAATAGATTTCTCAAATCCTCTAAAGGACTTCTGTATATTTTTAATATTCGTATCAGTAGTTTTTTGAAATACTTTAGATGAATCTTGTGATTTTTCTAAAACTTTATTAGTTTTATCTAATTTTTTATTTAAATCCTTACTAGTATTATCTATCTTACTCTTGAGATCTAAATCTAATTCTTTTTGTGTATTTTTCTGTTCAGTAAATTCATTATTTAAATCACCTAAACTTGTAGAATTGTCTTCGATTTTGGATTTTAAATTATCATTATTTTTTTGATTTACTTTATATTGTTCATCAATAACTGTTTTCACAGAGGAAAATTTATCATCAATTTGTCCAGTAACTTCAGATAATAAAGTATCAAAATTATTTAATCTTGTTAAATGTTCATCTAACCTTCCAATATTTTTAGTGATTTCAGTTTTATTTGTATCTAATCTAATATTATTAACTTTAAACTCTTTCTCTATATTAGATTTAACTTCAGTTATAATTTGATTTACACTATCAATAGTTTCCTTTTTAAAGAATTTTTTAGAATTTACTACAGTTTTCTTAATATCATTTTTATATGATATTAATTTATTATGTATACTATCATGTTTTTCATTAATTTTATCGAAAATATTATCTATTTGATCTGTATGACCAGAAAGTTCTTCTATAATTAAATCCTTCTCATCACTAAGACCCATAAATACTGCACTAACTGAATCAATTTTAGATTCAAGCATATCTTGAGCATCTGTTCTTACAATATGGCGTGTTTCAGATGATGCTTCTTTTTGGTTCAATATAAACGGTAAATTTCTATCATCATTATCTTCATATTTAGGTATTGTCCATGTTTCATTTATCTCTTTTTCAGATTTATTATCAAAATAACTTACTGAAATAAGATAGTTATATTGAGCATCAGGAAGATTAGGTGCATGGATTTCATTAATATGATTTATTTCATTATTAAAATTGAATATTTCTTTACGATATTTTCTTTCAAAAAACGGTGATTCCCAAATATGTTTAGGAATACAATGTTTCGTTTCACGTTCAATACCTTCACCAATAAACTCAATAGCTTCATCTAAAGTAGTTTCTAAATCCCTAAACGGAGCTTCAGGTACATCTCGCTTACTATACTTTGCCTGAGAAATATAATTTATAAAAGTATTTTCTAAAACTTTATTTTTCTTTGTATTATCATTAGCTCTTGGACCTAAAAATGATACATTCTTAATACCATAGAAAAAATGTTCAGATAGAAGATAATCATTATAATTAAATAATAAATTACCTTTTTTACCATCTTCTTTAATAGTATCCCAAAATATAACGGCATCAGCAACTTTTAAATACTTATCAACCCATTCAATTTCTTCTGTTAATGATAGTTCTTCACCATTTTCAGTTTGGGGTATAAAAATTACAGAATCATCAAATTCTTTTTGTTTAAGATAATCTATGGCTTCATTGAACCAATCTGCATCAGAATATCCCATTAAAAAGATAGAACGTTTTATATTTTCTGGTGCTTCCTCACCCATGTATATTGGTGTGAGTAAGTTTCTATATCGTATAGCCATATTTTAATTAAACCTTTTTCTTGTGCATGAAAATTACTATAAATATTTATAAAAGGAAAAGTATTTTATTTCAAGGTACATTTAATGATACAAGTAGTGTAATCTATTACTGTAGGCATATCTCCTCCAGTATGTGTATTAGCTTTCTCATCAATATAAACTTTATGTATATTTTTCATTTCTCTAAAGAATTTTTCCAAAGAATCGTATTCTATTTCAAATGTTAACATATTAGGTTCAATGTATGAAACTAATATAGCCTGTGGACAATGTTGTCTAACGATCCATTTAGGTACATGTGCCTTTTGTTTAGTTAAACAAAATAACCTTAAAAAATCTTTTGGATTAATAGGCATTTTACGAATTTTTAACCATTACATCATATGAAACAGTATCTTGATATTCGTAAATCTTAGGATCATCTTTAGAATCTACAAACATTTTGTCTTTATCGAGTTTACCAGTATTTATCTTAAAAACAACTATATTATCTTTCCAATCTTGATCCATATTTTCAAGCATTTCTGCATTAGAATAAGCTTCTTTATAAGACGTACTTAAAAACGCTCCAGCTTCTAAACCATTTTTCTTTAATGTTGGAAGCATTTGTTTATATGTAGCGTGATATAAGTATCTAGGAACAGCTTTTGGAATTTTATTTTCATCAATCTCACGTTCAATTTGATTAGCATAATCAAGTACTTGACTAGCATTATTCATTATATCGTCATAGTTTTTACTGGATTTTTTCATATTAGGTAAATACTCATCAATTTCAGCATTAATTGTTTTATGTCCATCAAGATAAGCTTCTAAAGCCCTATGATTACCATCTATAATATAGTATTTATTACGACCCATTCTACTTACTTTAATAGGTTTACCTTTATTACGTGAATATTCTTTATTGTTTAACTGACCTACAGTCTTTTCAAGTTTTTCTTTAGGTGAATAAAGGTTACTAATATCTACTGGAAAGGGTTTATTCGCTCTTTCAATTATTGTTCTATAAGTTTTATCGTATTCCATTTTACAACTCCTTAAAATATAATATGTATTTCTTTATCATATTTATAAAAGAAAAAGAAAATCCTCCCAAAATTAATGGAGAGGATCAAAAATATTTTTATTTACTTTTTTAATGCTGCTATTTGTTTTGCCATATCTTTTTGACATTTAGGACAAATGCCATGTGTAATTACATCTTTATCACTAGCTCTTAACGCTTTCTTTTTACCTAAATCCTTATCACACCATGCACATACAACTGACATTGTGCCATAATCTTTTTCTTCAAAACAAGCTTTATATTCTTTATATAATTTTTCAAATTTCATTGAATTGACCTCACCCTGTTATATAATATTTATGACATATAATTAGCAAAATTCTTAGCTGCTTTTTTAGCATCTTCATCAGTTTTTATAACTTCTTCACCGCGTTCAATAAAAGGCATGTCATCCATATCTGCACCTTCTTTTACATATTTTGAATCAAAAATTTTATCACCTTTATCAAATCCACATACAGCTCTATGAGACCATCCATACCATTTACCGTCCTTTTCACTTTTACCAATACTACAAACAGAATGTTTACTATCAGCCATTTCTGGAACTAACTGTAATTCTGTACATAAATACTTAGCCATTTTCGGACTACCCATATAACCATTTTTATTATATGCCATTTTCATAGGATATGTTTTATCTTTATCTGGCAGGATATCTTTAACCATATATTCGTTAAATTTTCCTTTATTATAACAACGATTACTCTTATATGTCAAAACATGATCACCATCACCATAGTCATATACAGCAGTATCACCAACTTCATTCATAGCATCTAATGCTGCATTATAAGAAAGTGATTCATTTAAATTCTTAAAAGCACCACTTACATTTAAATTCTTAGAATATGATCCATGCCATATCTTACTATCAATTAAAAAACATTTTTCATTAAATTTCATATTATTACCTTATGTGTTTAAACCTTGATCAAAATATCTATATCCTTGAAATCCTTTCATCTTAATAGGATTCTTAAGTGGATAAAATTTTCCTGTTCTTTCAATGAATTTCCCTTTCCAGTCCTTTCCAGTTGTTGAACATTTAAATTCCCTTTCAGAAAGACCAGAAACATACATATAACCTTTAACTAAACCCTCGTGAACTATATAACATTTACAACCTTTTTTAGTATTAGGAAAATTATTAACTTTAAAATTCATAATTTCACCCTTAGAAGCTTTCAATATTTCCTTTTCATAATCAGACCATAAAATACTTTTAGGTATAGTAATTACTATATCCCTATTAGTCAATTTATTAAATTTTTCATTGAATTTCATATTATTACATTACTTCATTTTGAGTTTATTATAAATTTTAGTTAAAGTAGATTCAAACTCTTTACCAGTTTTTTTATCTCTTAACTTAACAATAGTATCACCATGAACACAATTACCAAATTCTTGATTAAATCGTTTCATATTATAGTTAAATGCTACTAATTGTTTTTCCTTCCATACTTCATCCCTATTAGGAACATCCCACCAATCGATTCTATAAGGTGTCCATTTCTCTATAACATTATCATTATCTTGTTGTGTAATTGCAGCTGAATATAATTCATAAAACATATTACCAGTACCGAATGGTGTTGATACAAGTATTACTTTAGAATTATTGGATGAAGAAATTGTTGGATACGCTGATTGCCATAATTCTTCTACTACATTAGCTGGAATAAAAGCCATTTCATCAATAATAAGTACATTAGCTGCTTCAGAACGAGCACCATCAGATGAAGCAGCAAATGCTGTAATAGTACAACCATTTGTAAATTCTACAGATTCTTTATTCCAGGTTTTAACACCAGGTTTAAGCCATTTAGGTAATAACTCAAATGCAAATTTAATTCTTGCTAAAATACCTTTGGCTGTTGATAATTTATTTGCCAATAATAGAATATTTTGATTTTCTTTAAAACATACAGTATGACAAGCATACATACAATACGAAGTTGATTTTCCACATTGTCTAGAAGCTAAGGTTACAACTCGATCATTCTCGATCATAGATCGCAATAACCCTTCTTGTTTTATATACATAGATATTATACTTTTACCATACGTCGGACTAATAATATAATAATAATTATCTATAAAATAAATAGGGTCGTATGTACATCTAATTGTTTCTTCTAATCTAAATTTACCTAAATCCTGAGGAAGATCAATACGAATATTACCTTTAGTAATATTTTTATTCTTCATATAAGTAAATTCATTAAAAGTATCATTTAAAAGGTCAACATTTTTGACATATGTTTCAATAGTCTTTTGATAATCCAAAAAATTCTCATTACATTCATTATCATCTGAGCATTTATATACCTCTTTAAACATATGTGGATAAGCATCCTTATGTTTATAATTGATTTTACTTTTAGTTATTTTATATTCATTGTTTTCTTTAATCTGATTGATAAAGTAATAACCAATTTTTTTAGAATCAATAATATCAATATTTTCTAAATTAATCATATCTCGAACCTCATTTTCCTAATTTATTAAAAATTTTGCGTCTAGCTTTATAAAAATACTCACTAGCTGCGTCCTCAGATTTTGAAGTATAAATAGTTTTAAATTTAACTTTTAAAATATTTCCACCTTTACCTGTTTTTACATTAAAGGTATTACCTCTTTTAGTAAGCTTAATATAATTATCAGCTATTTGGACGTCTTTTAAAACAGCGTCTTTATATGATGCTTGTCCTAATATACTTTCATATATTTTATTAAATTTTGATTTATACTTTTTCACATTCTTTTTTATTAATTAATTCTATGTAATAATATTTATCAAATTCAGTAAATAATTTTATGAGTAAGAGAAATATTAGGAAAAGTAATAGAAGTGGTAAGAGAGAATGCCCTATATGTAAGACTAAAACTAAATTAGTCTGTCACCATATTCATGGAAGAAATATACCTCGTTGGGATGAACTTTGGAATCTTGCATGGATTTGCCCAAACTGTCATGATCTAACTCATGATGGGGAATATATTATCGAAGGTAATTTTAGTGGTGAATTAATTTGGCATAAAAAAGGTGAAGCATCTATAACTGGTATAAATGCTTCACCGTATAATTATAATAAACCTTGATTAAGGTTTAGGTTCTACCATTTGCTTAGTAGGTTTACCATCAGGCGTCAATGGAACAATAACCTCAGAAGGAATAGAAGTTGTACCCGTAGTATTTGTCTTAGGTACGTTACTCACTTTTTTATCCTTAACTGTTTTAGTTTTTCCTAATTCACCAATTCTTTTTATATATTCATCATATGTACTTTTAAATTTCATTAATAATACTCCTTAGAAATCCATTTGAAAAGAACCGATAACACCATCCAACTTCTTAAGAGTTTTAGACATATCCATAACTAAAAGTTTTGCTTGTCTAACGGTTTCACGTTCTTTTTTGATGTTAGCAATAAAATTCTTGAAACGTTCAGGATCTTCTGTGAAATTATCTTCATATTCATCAAGTTTAGCTAGAAGTTTACTAAGTTTATTTGAAACGTCGTCACTAGTTTTCTTAGTGGTTCTACCCATTTCTTCACAAATAGCCTTGGTTTCGAAATCTTTATCTTGTTCAAGTTTTTCTTCATATGCTTCAGTTAAATTACGATTTGAATTATTATAGTAATGACTCATTATTATACTCCTTTAAATAAATCTTTTGTATGTATATTTATGAAATTTCCAAAAAAATAGTGTTTATTTTGAAATAGTTGTTGAAATTAGTTAAAAATCTCATTATAATTGTTTAAAAAGACTTTTAAGAAAATATAGAGAATTACATAGCGTTGATAATGTTAAGTGTTTAGAATACGCAGAGATAGTATGACACCCGACGTCCCGATAGCAAGGGGAAACGGCATACAACCGGAGCTTATTTGATTATATGAAAGTATAATTGGATGTGAAGTATATAGTTGATCAGTTTAAGGGCTCCCTCGCTGAACTCTTTTTATAGAGATAGATTATATACGATATAACCCAACTGGGATAAAAAACAGCCTACAGGCAATAGGGAACACTTTAGTATCGATAAGATACACCATTATTACAACGAGTTTATACGTAAGATATTGTTGGCAAAAGAGAATTTGTGTAGTTTTAATCTACTCTGTTTATATACGGTATTAGAATTTTTATTCTAATAGGAGTGATGTCCATTCTCCAGTTAATTTGTCGTCTCTGCTTGGGAAAAACAGGCAGTCGTTAACACAATGATATGTAACGTTTGGTTAAAGTCCATAAATTTATAAGCCTATCAAGTGGTTCAACCCGATAGGTGATGGGTTCCCATATCTTAAAATTACTTTTTATTTAATATAATTAATAATTTAAAATACTTTATTTAAAAGGAGTGGAACGACAATGAAGTGTGAAGCACTTCGGGTGTGAATTACGACCAAAGGAGTAAGAGAGGGTTACTCAAAGTGACCCTCTTAAATTGAATTTAAAATTAATATTAAATTTTGGACTAATAAGAGAATTTAATGATCTTTAAAATAACCTGATCCTTTGAGGGCGTCCCGTTAAGGCACTCCCTCTTACTCCTTTGGTCGTAATTCACCCTCGAAAATGTTACACATTTTCATTTTTGATCTTTAAATAATGTATTTTTTTATTATAATAAATAGACTAGATAATTTTATGCATGCTTAAATACATGTACCTTAACCAAAAATGGATATTTAAATATATGAATAATGATGATTTTAAAAAATATTTTCCCTTTCCTTCTGCTAGACCTAAACAAAGGAAAATTATTGATGCAATTACAAAATCCTTTGATAGTGGAAAAAAATTAGTTATTTTATGTGCTCCTACAGCAATTGGTAAATCAGCTATTGGAGTTACTTTATCTAATTATTATAAATCGAGTTATGTTGTAACATCACAAAAAACCTTACAAGATCAATATATGAACGATTTTTCTAAAATCGGTATGAAACTTATTAAAGGTAAAAATAATTACGTTTGTCAACAAAACACAAAATTTACATGTGATGCTGGTCATTGTTCTAGAGGGAATAAAGGTTGTCAAGATTGTGTTTATAAAGAAGCTAGAAAAACTGCTTATAATTCAGGTATGATGGTTACAAATTATTCTTATTTTATCGGAATGAATTTTTCTGATTTTGAAAAACATTCACCTAGAAATCTATTAATACTTGATGAGTGTCATAATAGTGAAAATGAATTAATTAATTTTATGACATTATCATTATCTAAAGAAGAATTCCATCATCATGAAATTAAAAACATATTAAATATTCCAGAAGAATCTGTAACCGAAAAAGAAAAATATGAATGGTTGTTTAATGATTTTCGTGAAGATATAGAAAACCAATATAAAGAAGATGAATCTGAAATAGAAATGGTTACACCAAATACTTATGAATTTGATTTTTATAAAAAACGTTTAATCTTCCTAAATCGTATTTTAGATAGTATTAATATGGCTGAGAATTATAATCATGATTTTAAAAATGGTATTACGATTCAAAAAGCTAAATTGGAAATAACTTTTAAACCGATTTATGCTAGACAATATGGTAAACCATTCCTTTTAGATTATGGTGAAAGGGTTTTAGCTATGTCAGCAACAATTTTTGATAAACAACAATTCTGTAAGGATTTAGGATTTGATGTAAAAGATGCTGTATTTATATCATGTGATTCACCAATTCCTCCTGATAAACGTCCTATTCATAATTTAGATGTAGTAAACTTAAATTATAAAAATAAAGAGGAAAATAAACCCATACTTTTAGAAGTTATAAAGGATTTATTAGACTTTCATGAAAATGAAAGAGGTATTATACATACTGTAAATTATGATATAGCAAAATACTTAATAAGCAATATAAATAACGATAGACTCATTATGCCTAGAGGTAAAGAACGTAATGAACAACTTGATTATTTTATGACTAGTAAAAGAGATGATTTAGTGTTAATATCTCCTTCATTAACAGAAGGTATTTCTCTTGATGATAATTTAAGTCGTTTTACTATCGTTTGTAAGCTACCTTATGGCAACTTAGGTGATCCTTGGATTAAAACACGTATGGAACGTGATGCTCGTTGGTATGAGAATGAAACTATCCAATCACTTATCCAAATGACAGGTAGAAGTGTTAGAAGTGTTGATGATTTTGCAACAGCATATATTTTAGACCAAAGTTTTAATTGGTTTTATAATAAAACTGAAACCCGTTTTCCCAAATGGTGGAAAACATCTTTAATGGAGAATTAAAATGGACGAAGAAAAGTACGAATATCCAGATGGAATTGATAAAGTAACTATTGATATTTTTGAAGAGGCTGAGAAGAATCTTCCTGAAAAAATTAGAAGATATAGTAATTCAATTAAGAGATCTTTAGAATTGAGAGATATGAATATCCATGAAAAGGCTTTAGTTGCTCCTACTATACATCATGGTTATATAAATTCATTGTTCAAAGAAAGAAACTATTTAAAACGTTTAGAGAAAGCGTATACTAAAAAGAAAGATATAATCAAAGAAGAATTTGTTGATGATGGTAGACCTTCTTTTGTTGTTGATAGGGAAGTTAAACAACGAAAAGATTTACAAAAAATAAGGGATACTATTGAGTTACAAAAAGAATTGATTAATTATTTAGAAGATTGTTGTAAAGTCTTATCTCAATTCGGTTATTCCGTTAAAAATGCTGTAGAATTAATGAAACTAATGTAATGATATCTAAAACTTATATAAAATTTGTTAAGGTTAATAAATCTAGAATAAAAATGAAGTCTAATAATGAAGGACTTCTTAAATATATTCGGAAATCCTTTAGTGTGAAAAATGATAAAGGACGTAAACATAAATGGACTAAAGGTGGAAATTGGTCTAAAGATGATATTAGTTGTATCTCAGATATCTATACGTTTAAACCGGGATTGTCTGTAGACATTATTAAATTCATCAAAAAATATGATATGAGTATAAAAATAGATATTTCTGAAGTGCGTCATATGATAATCCCATCTAAAGTGACTGATTTTGATTTACTCCAACCTAATAATGAAGAATTTAAATATCATGATTACCAAGAAGAAGCTATTCGTAAAGCATTAAAAGTTGGTCGAGGATGTTTTATTTTTGCTACAAGTGCAGGTAAATCCTTAATAATGTATGGTATAGTTAAAAATTCACTTGAATATGCTGATACTAAACGTGTATTAGTTGTAGTGCCTAATATATCATTATTGAATCAGTTTACTGAGGATTTTGTTGAATATGGTTTTGATCGTTCTGATATTTGCAAATTTGGTGCAAGTAAGGATTCTGATGAAATAGGTGATCAAAAAATTATTATAACAAATGTTCAATATTCGTTTAAAAGTAGAAAAGGTAATAAACCTAGAATAGAAAGTGAAATTCCAGATTTTGATTTATTATTAGTTGACGAATGTCACGGGGTTAGTAATGGAAGTTTATTTAGTGCACTATTAGCTAAAACAGCTAAATATAGATCCTTTGGGTTCACTGGTACTGAATCTGAATGGAAACCTAATGAATGGGAAATGGTAGGGTTATTAGGTCCAGTACTCAAAACCATTCGCGCTAAAGAATTACAAGACAGAGGATTTATAGCTAAAAATAAAATGATATCAGTATTTTTTGAACATGGAAATAATGTAAAGTTTAAGACTCCTCAAAAATTATTAGATATGAAAGAAAATGTAGAGAAATTAGGTGATCCGGATCTTATTAGGCAAGTTGAAGAAGAAATTAATCGTTTATGGTTTCCTATGGAATGGGAATATATAGAAGATTGTTCCTTTACTAATAAATTTGTTGTTAAAGTTTTATATAAATTCAAAGGAAATACTATAATTTTATTTGATCATATCGAACATGGAAAGAAATTATACGAGTATTTAAAATCTATTAACAAAGATAATAAGAGATTATATTATATTGACGGTAAGACAAAATTGAAATACCGAGATAATGTTCGTAAAGAAATGGAATTATATGATGATTGTTTTCTTATAGGTAATACTAGATGTATTGGTACTGGAATGAGTATTAAAAATATTAGAAATATAGGGTTTGGGTTTTCTTCAGGTAAAGCAGTAGTTAAAATTATCCAAGCTATAGGACGTGGATTACGTTTAATGGATGGTAAGAGTTCTGTTAACGTTATCGATTTCTATCATAGTTTCTTTTATTCTAAAAGGCATTTTGTTGATAGATTAAAGCTTTATGATACTCATTACGGGATTGAAAAGGATGATTTTATAATTAAAGCTATTGATGTACCTTATGATAAAAAAATAGTTCGAGAATATCATTTCCCTGATGAAGATGAAGATGATTAAATTGAAAGAATTTTATGAATTTTTTTCGTCGTATAATTCGATCAATTTATCTGCAACTTTTATCAATTTACTATAATTTTCTACAATATAATTTTCAGTTTTTAACAATAATGCTTCTATATTGTTCTTTGATGCATCATCCATTTCTAATGAAATATCTTTCTGATCTTTTATACTAAAAACTGGTTGAAGACGATAATAATCAGATTTTAAATATGTAAAAAGGATTTTTAACTGATGGTGAACTATATTTGATGTACCATACATCATTATATTAATAAGTGGTTTAATCCATTTAATTAATCCCCATTTTTTTGCCTTTTCATAAGATATAGAAAGACTTTTTTCACATTTCATACCTGTACCAATGGAAATTATAGTAATATCATCTAAATCACATTTATAATTTTTACATGCTTCTATCATTGCACACATAGCTGGATTGTTTGCAAATAAACCACCATCAACATTTACATGTTTATTTGTTTTATCTACTGATTCCATTGGATAAGGATCAAAATAAGTAGGTGCAGCAGAAGAAGATAAAGCGACATCAACTAATTTAAAATCCTTATCATCACTTTTAGGGTTTGTGAAAAAAATACTTCGATATTGTTCCATATCGAAAGCAGTTACTAAACAATCCTTTTTAAGATCACTAAGTTTAAAATCACTAAAATATTCTTTAAGAGTATTCTTTATACTTTTTGTTTCATATTTTTCTGAAAATAACCCAAAGGTAATTCTCTTCCAAAAATTGGTTTTAAATATTTTCTTCCCGTTATCATAATAAATATTAAGGATTTCTGAGGAATCAGGATGATCTGGGAGTGAATATAATAATGCAAGTATTGCACCTGTACTTGATCCAGCTATAAGATCAAAATAATCAGATATGTCGATTTTTTCCTTATTTAGTTTTACTTTTAATATGTTCTCAATCTCAATGATTATCCTAGCAGGGATAACGCCTCTTATACCACCACCATCAATTGATAAAATGGTAATCATAATTGGACTTCCTATATGTTAGTGTTTATTTATATTTATTAAAAAATACGACTATTAAGTCGAAAAAAATTGAAAAAAGCCTAAAAAAGTCTATATATAATAATTAAAACGGTACTCGAATAATTTATGAAAGAAAATGATGTAGAAATATTAACTGATGTAGAGCACGTACTTTTAAGACCCTCCCAATATTTAGGGAGTATAAAACCTACAACAAAAGAAGGATTTTTCCTTAAATCAAATAGTAAGTTTGATTATGTGGAATATGAATCAGTTGAAGGTTTATTGAAGATAATTAATGAAATTATCGACAATTGTGTAGATGAAGCTATTAGAACTGGTTTTAAATTTGGTGCAAATATCAAAATAGATATCACTAATAATGATGTCACTATTTGTGATGATGGACGTGGTATCCCTATCAAAAAGGTTATTAACAAAGAGACCAACAAGAAAGATTGGGCACCTGTTGTAGCCTTTACTAAAGCTAAAGCTGGAGCTAATTTTTCAGATGATGGACGTATAGGCTTAGGTATGAATGGTGTAGGTAGCTTTATTACCAACTGTTTTTCAAAAGTATTTAATATGGAAACTTGTCATGATGGTAAAAAAATCTCATTGAATTGTAGAAACAATCTAAGTGAGTATGATTTTAAAATGGGTAAAAGCTCTAAACATGGTACAAAAGTTTATTTTGAACCTGACTTGGCTAGATTCGGTTTAGATTCTATTGATCCGAAGCATAAACAATTAATCAAAGAACGTCTAACACATCTTGGTGTTACATTCCCTAAAATCAAATTTGTGTTCAATGGTAAACAAGTTCGAGCCAAAATGACTAAAACATATCTTCAAGCATTTGGAAATACTTTTGAATATCTTGAAGATGATAATTACATCATATGTATAATGCCTAATGAATCAGATGATTTTAGACATTCCTCACATGTAAACGGGTTGAATTTCTGTAATGGTGGTAATCATGTTGACCATATTTTAAATATGGTTGTTAATAGAATTAAAGATAAGTACATAAAACGCTTCCCTAATATGAAGCCGGGGGATATTAAGAATAAGCTTCAAATAATATCAATCTTCAGAAATTTCCCTAGTATTGAAGTGGATAGTCAAACAAAAGAACGTCTTACTAATAGTATTACAGTTTCAAAAGAAGATAAGGAAGATGGTAGAGTCTCTATTAAGGATTTCCTTGGAGATATAAATTGGGATAAGTTCGTAACAAAAATTATAAAAAACAAAGATTTTATTGATCCTATTATCGACACATATAGAATTAAAGAAGAATATAAAAAACAGAAAGAAGCTGATACAGCTAATAAAAAACTATTAAAGAAAAAAGTTAAATTAGAAAAATATTTTCCACCTAGTAGAAAACAACGTTTTTTGTTTCTCTGTGAGGGTGATTCAGCCTTTGGTGGTATCTCACCTATTCTCGGCAGGGAAGAAATTGGTTATTATGCAATGAAAGGTGTGCCATTAAATGCATATGAACGAAGTAATAATACTATTCTTAAAAATACTGAATTAAATGGTATTATACAAATTCTTGGATTGAACATTACTCAAGATATATCAGATACTGATTGTCAATATGATTACATAGTTATGGCTAATGATCAAGATGCTGATGGTGCACATATTCAAGGATTAATGATTGGATTTTTTAATAAGATTATACCTGATATTGTCAAAAAGGGAAAACTTTTACGTTTTCGAACACCTTTAATTGTACTAAAGAAGAATAATAAAATTGTCCAACATTTTTTCAATTATAAAGAATTTAATAATTTTAGAGAAAATAACTCTATTAAAGGGATGAAATCAAAATACTTTAAAGGATTGGGTACATGGCAACCATCTGAACTAAAACCTTTAATAAAACAATTTGGTTTTAATTATTTTCTCGAAAAAATAGTTGTAAATGATAATTCAGATGAATATATACATAATTGGTTATCAAAGAAAACATCAGATATAAGAAAAGAATATATAGTTAATACTAAATTGGATATTTTAAAAAGTTGAGGTATAAATGGAATTTAATGAAGTAAAAGTTACAGATTTTTTTGAGAATGATTATGCTCAATATGCGGCGTATGAGGTTGCTAGAAAAATTGCATCATATATAGATGGGTTTAATATATCTCGTAGAAAAGTAATCCATACAGCTATTGAGAAGAAAATTATAAATTTAAAAGTCGAACGTTTAATGGCTAAAACCTCTGAGTTTTGTGATTACCATCATGGTTCAACTAGTCTTTATGGTCCTATTATAGGTGTTGCTCAGGATTTTGTCGGACCTAATAATGTTCCATTACTTACTACTGAAGGTAATTTTGGTGTAAGGACTGTTAATAAGGCTTCCGCTGAACGTTATATATCAACATCTTGTAGGAAAAATTTACAATATATTTTCAAAAAAGATGATAAACCATTACTTGTTAAACAAACGTCTGAAGATGGTGAAATGATAATTGAACCACGGTTTTTTGTTCCCACTATACCTATGATTTTAGCTAATGGGTTTGAAGGGTTGTCTATTGGATTCAGACAATTTATTTTACCACGAGATCCTGAAAAATTAATTAATTATATTGAAAATCGTCTTACAGGTAAAACACCACGTTATGATTTCTTACCATATTATAAAGGATTTACTGGTAAAGTAACTGACTTAGGTGATAATTCATATAAGATTGATGGAAAATTCATGCGTAAAAATACTACAACAATTCTTATAACTGAATTACCTTTTGGATATAATAAATCTAAAAGAGTTACTTATTCATTAATTAAGAAAAAATCTAATAAAGAATCTAAAACACTTACATATATTGAATATTTAGATCATCTTCAAGATGAAGGTATTATAAAAAATTATAAGGATTTATCTATTGAAAATACGTTTAAATTTGAAGTAAAAGTCACTAGAGATTTTTTAAATAAACATACAGATGAAAAAATACTTGATATATTTGCACTTTCTAATACTTATAAAGAATATTATAATTGTAATGATGAAAAAATGAGTATCATACATTTCGATTCATCAAAAGAGCTGATTGAAAGATATATCAAAATAAAATTGTATTATACTAAGAAACGAAAAGCGTTTTTATTAAAAAATATAATAAAAGATATTAAAGTATTGAAATCTAAAATCATTTTTATTAAATTAGTTGTAAGTAAAAAATTACAGATTATGAACAGTAAGACTAAAGATATCATCACTGATCTTGAAAAAGTTAAAAAAATAGAAGCAATTGATGGCTCATATGATTTTTTATTAAATATGCCGATTTCATCAATTACTGAAGAAAAACAAAGTAAAATGATGAAGGATATAATGAATCATAAAAATGAATTGGATGTATTGAAAAATACAAGCATACAGAAAATGTGGTTAAATGATCTTAAAGAATTGAGGAAAAATTTATATGAGTAAATTACATATAGTAAGTTGTACTAAAAAAACTGAAAAGGATTTTGAAAAAACACCTTTAGGTTTTACTGGATCAAGATTAAGTAAAATATTTGGTGATGATATAACTTTTAATATTTTTACTGAAAATACTAGAGGTCTTTGTGAATGTTACAATGAGGCTATCGGAAAAGCTATTTCAGATGATATGGATGAAAATACATCATTTATCTTTGTACATGATGATGTATTTATTGAGGATTTATCTATTGATAATAAACTTGAAGATGCTTTTAAAGACGATGATATAATTGGTATGGCAGGAGCAACTAAGTGGTCATTATCCTATCCAACAACTTGGCATAATACAAAATGTGAATGGAGTGGTATAGTACCTCATTGTATCAATGATGAATATAGAACAGTTTATTTTGGTGATTATTCAAAAAATTGTATTGTTTTAGATGGTCTATTCCTTGCATGTAAGTTAAAAACATTAAAAGATTCTGGTTTGAGATTTGATAATAGATTAAAATTCCACCATTATGATATTGATTTTTGTTTAACTGCAAGGAAATTAGGTTTGTCTATGACAACCGCTCCACTTTGGGTAGTTCACTGTAGTGAAGGTGAATGGAGAAATGATCCTGTATGGGAAGCAAGTCATAAGATAATGATGGAAAAATGGGCAAAATGAATATACATTACTTCACACCGTTTTCTTTAACAAAGAATCTTGGTGAGGAATATAATAAATATGTCTCACTTGTTAAGAACGATAATGATTGGATCTGTTTTACAGATGCTGATACTATGTTCATGACTGATGATTATGGTAATCAAATCCACGAAATCATCTCTCAAAATCAAAATGTAGGCTTATTTACATGTTATACTAATAGAGTTAATAATGAACACCAGTGTTATATGGGAACTATGAATAAAAATGATTCTATTATAAATCATAGACGTATAGGGTTATATCTTCAAGAACATAAATTTTTAGATCTTAAATTTTTAGAACAGGATATATCAGGTGTAATGATGTTATTTCAAAAGAAAACTTGGAAAGAAGTAGGTAAATTCACTGAAGATACAAAACTTCTTGGTGTAGATACAGATTTTAGTAGAAAGATCCTTAAGGGTGATTTCAAAATTGCCGTTATGGAAGGTGTATATCTCCTTCACTATTATAGATTGTTGGAAGGTATGAAATATACAAAACATTTAGAATAAAATGGAATAGTTAATGTTAGAGAGTTATAGTAAAAAATGTATTTATAGTGCTATTATTGGTGATTATGATAGTGTAAGAGAAATCAATAATAAACTTCCAGAATTTGATTATATTCTTTTTACTAACAATAAAGAATTAAAATCGAAAACATGGGATATTGTTTATATTGAAAATGAAGATAATTTAGATAATATTCGTTTAGCAAGACAAATTAAACTTGAATATTACAAATATATCCCTGATTATGATTTTTTAATATGGATCGATGGTTACATACATTTACATGGAAACATATATACATTTTTAAAGGATTTGCCATTAGATTTGTCAGATATTTTTGTAAGTAAACACCCACATAGAAATACTGTTTATGAAGAATGTGATGCATGTTTACAATTGAAAAAGGACACACCTGAAAATATTAATAAACAAAAAACTACATATCAAAATGAAGGTCTACCAGTTAATATACCATTAATTGAATCTGGTGTATTAGTACGAAAAGATTCTATGAAAATGAGAAAATTCTGTAAACTTTGGTTTGAAGAGATACGTAAATACACACCTAGAGATCAAATTGCGTTTAGTTATGTATTTTGGAAAAACCCGATGAGTCTTTATTTGTTTAAACCATTTAGAGATAATTATAAACATGTTTTCACACTAGGAGTTCATAATAGAAAATGATATTAAAAGGTATTAAAGATGCTTTATTTGTTGGACCATTTGTTGGTGAATTTGGTCATGAATTATTTTCATGGCAGGCATATGTCAGAAAATATGCTAAAGAATTTGAAAATGTAATAATAGGGACAAGAAAAGAATATAAATTTCTTTATGAGGATTTTTGTGATGATTTTATTGAAGTTGAACCTAATACATTTAATGCTGGTACGTTTATTGTTCTAGAAAATAAAGAAAATGTTGATAAACTATGTAAGAAACTTGAATCTAGGTATAATATAAATAAACAATTTACTGTAATGAGTCCTAATATTTTATCTGAAGCTGGAACATTTAATGAACTTAAAAAAATCGGTTCTGAATATATTACATACGGGAATTTTGTTAAGGATAAACAATACGATGTAATTTTCCATGCTCGAAACTTTCAAAATTTCCAAGGCCATCTCGCACAATCTAAAAAGAGTAGAGATTGGGATATAGAGAAATGGAATGATTTAGCTGAAAGATTAGTAAAAGAGGGTTATAAAGTAGGGAGTATTGGTTTAAGTGGTTGTGCGTATCATGTAGAAGGTTCAGATAACCTATTAGATACATCCTTATCTGAGCTTGCTGATATTTTACATTCCTCTAAATGTATTACTGGACCATCTTCTGGACCTTTACACTTTGCTACTCTTTGTAATTGTAAACAAATGGTTTGGTCACATCCTTGTAATAAAAATCGTTATTTAACAGACTGGAATCCTTTCAATGTTGATGTAACATTTTATGATAAAGATGAATGGAATCCGTCAATTAATACAATAGAAAAAATGATTAAGGATTTATTATGAATAAATATGACGATTTAATAACATTACTTGATAATGGTACACCATTTTCCTTTAATAGATTCAATGATGGGGAGATGATGGGAATTGAAAAAGTTGGAAGTGTTGCTGCTCGTGGAAATCAGGTTATAAGTGTTGGACTTCATAACAAACTTTGTTGTGCTATTCTACATACTTCAGAAAATTATTGGATAGGAAAACCATGTAGTGTTTGTTTTCCACGTTTGAGAAAACTATATGACACATATGTTAAACCAGATTATGAATACCAAACTCACGCTGTCCAATTTTGTAATAATGGGAACTGGGAAAAATCTATAAAAGATTTTAATAAGATTCTTAAAAAACGAAAGGTTGTTTGGATATCTGGAAATGACCAAAACTTGAAAAAACTAGAATTCCATGATAACATCTACTCTTATATTACCGTCCCTATACAAGATTCTTGGCAAGCATATGAAAAAGTAAAACATAGTTGGAAAGATTTCAATCCCGGTGATGTAGTTATAAGTAGTTGTGGTCCTTTAAGTAGAGTTTTAACATATGAATGGAGTACACAAAGAAAAGATTGTACATTTTTGGATCTAGGTAGTCTGTTTGATCCTTTTACTCGAAATGTGTGGCATAAATGCCATACTGGTAAATTAGCTTATTGTCCTGAATGTAATAGAGGTTAATATGAAAGTTTTAATAATATATCCACACGGAATAGGTGATTGTATTTTAGCTACACCTGCATTACGTAATTATAAACGTCAAACAGGTAATTATATTGGTTTTGCTATGCTTGAACGGTTTAAATCATCTGAAGTATTTTTGAATTGTCCTTACATAGATAAAATCCATTGGATTAAAGATGCATGGAACGACTTCCCTGACTATCATACTGGCAAGAGTATTGTAACTGAACATTGTAAAAAACTAGGTAGTGAGCAGTATGATAAAACAGTATTTTTAGATCATAAACCACCAGACAATAAAATTCTTATAAACCTAAGGGATTTAGGTTGCGATATGAATGATATTGATAACTATCACACTGAAGTATATATCACAGATGAAGACTATGCGATTGCAAAGGAATTCGTGAATGATAGAGAATTTTCTTTTGTTCATGGGTCTAGTCCTAGTTTACCTCCAAAGGACTTTCCAACGAATTTTAATGAACAATATGTAGAAAAAGATATTGATATTATTGAAGTTGGAAAGGATTTTGACTATAATACTTATAATATAAATGTTCAATTTGCTATAATGAATTTAGCTAAACATGTTTACGTAATAGATTCCGCTTTTTATCATGCATGTGGAGCTTTGGATAAGAAAATTGATTTAGCATATTTTAAACGTAATGAAACTGTTTATAATAGAGTTAAACCGTTACATGAAACTAAACAAAATATTGTTTATGAAATAAGAGGTTAAAAATGAATATAGAAACAGTGAATAATCATTTTAATAATTTAGTAAAGGAACTTTTATAATATGAAAGACTTGAATTTTTTTATTAATTGTGATGGGAAGTACAATCTTTTCATACTACCTTACATATTTTTTGCTTTAACACAAGAACCGAATAGTGTAATTGAAGTCGTTACAGATAGACCTGACGATATTAAAAAAATGAAAGGATTGGATATACTTAAGGAAATTTTTGATACTGAATTTCTTATCAGAAATAAGAAAAATTGTAACATACCTTCACAAAAATCTAGATTTTTAGAAGAACCTGAATTAAAGACTAATTATACTTATATAGGTGATGTTGATATACTTTTAACAGAAAGTATTAAAGAATTTCACATCATGAAAATGGAACGAAGAAAATTATGTTTTGATAATGAAATACGTCCGAATATTTCAAATAAACGCATAACTGGATTACATTTTGTGAAGTCTAACGAATATTATAAAAAGACTAATAAGTCTAGAAGTAAATATATAACTTGTTCAGGGGGTAATGATGAGAATATGTTATATAATATAATTGAAGATACATTTGGTGATCCAATAAAAATAATGAGTGATGAACCAATATGTACTGAAAATTTCGTAAAAAACCGCCCTGTACATGGTATACATATGTCTCTTAATAGAGCACCTATAGTCATACAACCTGAGAAACGTTTTAAATGGGTGGTTAAATCTCATGAAGAAAAAGAATATGTTAGAATAGTAAATACTGAAGAATGGAAAGCTTTCGAACATTATTTACCACAAAAATTTAAAAATCTACAGAAATTACTAGAAGAGTTTTGTAAAATTGAGAATGGTGTGTATAGTATTTGAAATTATTATAATCTATATTGAAACTCACTAATATTTGAACTCTGATTTACTTGAAAAAATCATTAGAAAGATTATTATAAATATAAAACTATAATTTAAGTCGAGGAATATATAATGGACAATTTTAATAAAAGAGTTTTGGTTCTTAATAAATTATACGATAAAAGTGAACGTAATACCAAAGAGATTGATACACTTTTTAAAGAGATTCAAAGTTTTGCTAATAAAAATAATTTAGAATGTAATAATTTAAAATGGTTTGAGTATGGTTATAGTTTATTATACTCTGGTCATAGGTTTAGAGGTAAAGTTCTTGACATAGGTAGTGCTAAATCAGTGTTCCCATATTATCTTGCAAGTAAAGATTATGATGTGTCGTGTATTGATATTGCAGACAGAGAATACCGTGAGATGATGGGTAAAAAGTTTAATGTAAAAAGCTTAACTGGTGATTTACAACAATTTTTACCAGAATTAGAAAATAAATTTGATCTAATCACAAATCTCAGTGTAATTGAACATATACCAAATGATACCCAAACGGTATTAAATCTTGCTAAATACTTAAAAAGTGGTGGTATAATGGTTATATCTACGGATTTCTATGAAAAATATTTAGAATATCCAGATGCTAATAGAATAATTGTGGCTGATAGGCCCGCTGGATCACATACTGATTCAAGAGTTTATACCCCAGATACCTTTATGGAACGTATTATAACTCCTTTAGAGGAAAATGGTATGAAACGTTTAGGTAGTACTGATTTTAATAACGTAGATATTAATGATAGATCTCAACGTTCAGTTAGAGGTTTGTATACATTCGGTTTATCAATTTTAAGGAAAGAATAATAAATGAATTTATTTCCCCGTAATGGTCCATATGCTGGACTTTTTAATATAGATTTCAGTTTTAAACAAGGTGATAAAATTGTTGATATAGGTGCTGGTGGTAAACCATTTCCTGTTTCTACACATATTATAGATAAAGTAGATAATAATGCTCAACGTCATGGTAAAGATATCAAGGTAGACGGTCGAGAATTTATGAATGGTGATGTATGTGAAATACTTCAAGATATACCAGATGATTATTTTGATTTTTGTTATAGTTCTCATACATTTGAACATATTGAAAATTTACCAAAAGCTCTTGATTTAATCAGTAAGAAATGTAAACGAGGGTTTTATGCACTACCTGCATCAGATTTTGAATTTTTTACTGTTCAGGACCATTATGGGCATGTTAATATATGCAGACTTTTTGGTGATACGTTACATATAGCAAATAGACCAAAACACACAGTAGCAGATGATTTTGGTAAAATACATGAAAAAATAACATCAACCAACAGAGAATTCAATAATTTATATGAAAATAAGTATCGACATATTTGGGAAGCTCGACATTATTGGGAAGGAGAAATTAAATATCAAGTGCATGAAAACCCTGCTGATATATACCCACAAATAAATTTTTTTCAAGGAGATAATCAATGAAAGTAGCTTTATGTAGTGATTATGTAGAATTTTTATCTTATTGAGCATAGATTGATAAGAATTTTATATTTATTGACTTGAAAAACTCATTGTAAAGATTATTATAAATATAAAAGTATAATTTGAGTTGAGGAATATATAATGGATTTTTTTAAAAAACGAGTTTTGGTACTCAATAGTTCTTGGATGCCAATTAACATAAAAACTGTATATAAGTGTATTAATGATGTATTGAATGGTAGAGCATTAATAGCTGATCATACATATACTACATATGAATTCATGGAATGGATTGAATATTCAAATGAAATATTTGAGCACGATAATACTTTATTACATTTTAGATTAAATTTAAAAAATGTTTTTATTATCCCAGAAATAATAAAAATGGAGACTAGATTTGCATCATCTTATAGGTCTCCTAGGCTAACTAAACTTAACATATTAAGGCGTGATAAGTTTATATGTCAATATTGTGGTAAACAAGGTACTAAAGCTGATATGAATGTTGATCATGTTGTACCTAAAGCACAAGGTGGTAAAACAACATGGCTTAATTTAGTAGCATCGTGTATGACATGTAATCATACGAAAGCAGATAGAACACCAAAAGAGGCTAATTTGAAATTATTGAATGAACCATTTAAACCACAATGGGATACCGTTTTGAATAAAATGAAAAATGATGAAAAATTAACTGATAGTTGGAAACCATATATACATAAAAAATGATATGTGAATTTTGTAAAAGAGATGTATCTGACACAACTAGGCATCATTTGATTCCTAAAGCTACACATTCTAAAAAGAAAATTAAAAGAAAATTTTCTAAACAGAAAATGCTGGAAACAATTGATGTCTGTTGTGATTGTCATAAAACATTCCATGAATTTTGCAGTGAAATGAATTTAGCTACTAGATATAACACATTAAGTTTATTAAATTCTCATAAACATTTAGCTCGTTTTAAAAAGTGGATCATTAAACAAAAACAGAGAGGAAAATAAAATGAAAAATTATATTTTAAATAATTTATCAGGACTAGGATTAGAATTGGGTGCATTTTATACTCCATTTCCATATAGTGGGAATACTAAAATGGATTATTGTGACGTTAGAACAAGAGACGAATTGATAGAAGTAGCTAAAGGTGAAACATCCATTAAAGAAGAATATTATAATTCAATACCTGATACCGATATTTTTGGAACTGGAGATAGTTTGATTGATATCGATAATGATACATATGATTTTACATGTTCTTGTCATGTTCTAGAACATGTAATTAATTTTGGGAAAGCTATTGAAGAGTCTTTAAGAGTAACAAAAAAACTCGGAAAACTATATTGTATTGTTCCAGATAAACGATTTACCTTTGATAAAGATAAAAAAGAAACTACATATCAAGAGTTAATTGATATTTATGAATCAGAACCCATTTTGAATTATGATGAAGTTGGTTATGGTCATAAAAATCGTTTTACTGATGAAACGGTTTTTAAATTTCTAAATTATCTTAATAACACAATAGATTTCAATATTCAAATGAGGGTGAGAAAAGGAATGAATATTATATTTCTTCTCCAAAAGGTGTAGCATGTTCTTGGAAAGATATTACGAAAATGAACTTAGACCAAATATAGCATTATTTACTGTAATTGAAAATAGTGATACTAATATTGGTGCTGGTGATAAATGGAGAGAATGGGATTCAAGTAATCCATCATCTGAACCTCTTGAAGAAGAAGCAATAAAATGCTTTGAATCTTGGAGAAAAAATTCAGGTTGGTATAGAAATATCGACATTTACTGTATTTGTCCCTCTAAGAAGACTATATCAGAAAAGACTAAAAAACAACTCAAAAGACTGAAAGTTTCATATATTGAACAATATTTTCCAGAAACTGAAAGATTTGAGTGCGGGTATTTAAACGTGCCATTAGTTGGTGCATGGTTTGAAAAGGAAATTGGATGTAATTATGGTCATACTATTCATATTGATTTAGATATGAACATATTGAAACAGTTACCTAAAGGATTAATAAGACCTAGATGGCCCACTGTAGGAACATTATTAGGTGGTAAGAAGCCTTGGTGTTATGTTGATAAAATTTTTGGTTATGAACTTAAAAGAAATCTAGAAAGTTGTTTTATTATATCAGACCCTTCTATGGATTTTTATGAAACATGGTGGAATTGTACTCAACGTATACTTGGTAATATAAAAGCAATACCTGAAAAATACTACGCTGAAATCGAGGAATATGCTCTCGATCTCATGTATATTGAAAGTCCTATGAGATATAAATTGATAAAAAATCAATATCAAGTAGGTCATCGTTACCCCTTTACTAAAAAAACTAACCCTAAAAATATTTTATTCCATCATAACCATTTGTATGAATCATTTGAGAATTTTGAAAAATATATAAAAAGTCGTCTTGAATAAATTAGATTCATGATTATATTATCACAAAACGAGAAATGTAATTATGAATGAAAATATTGAAAATCTAAAATCTAATCCTTTAGTTTCTGATGCTTTTGAAATCATTGAAAGGATTTTTGAAATTGCTGCTGAAAATAATATCACTAATCCCCAAGCATTTATTGTTGGCGGGGTTGTTCGTGATATCCTATTAGGTACAGACATAAATGATGTAGACATTGCTACTAATGTTTCTGTAGATCTTCTCGAAGAACATTTTAATACTCATAATATTGGCCGTAATAAAGAATTTGGTCTTATTGTGGTTGAACATAATAATGAACACTTCGAAGTTGCTAATTTCCGTACAGAAAAAGATTACTCTGATGGAAGACATCCTGATACTGTTGAATTTGTTACTGAGTTTAAAGATGATGCAGCTAGAAGAGATTTAACTATTAATTCTTTAGCTATGTCTAAAGATGGTAATATTATTGATCATTTCGGTGGACAGTGTGACTTAACTATTGGTATCATTGATACTGTAGGTGATGCTCAAGAACGATTTAATGAGGATTTCCTTAGGATGATTCGTGCAGTTAGATTTGCTACACGTTTCGGTTTTGCTATCCATCCAGATACATTTCAAGCAATTCAAGATAACGCTGAAAAGATTACAAACGTATCTAAAGAGCGTATCTTTGCTGAATTGTTTAAGATGGCTAAACAAACAGGTATTAAATTTGCTAGTAGTATTGTCACACTTAAGGCAACAGGTTTATTGAAGCATATTCTACCTGATGTGGATATTATGGATCAATTTGATCATTCTCCTGAGCATCATCCTGAGGGTAATGTTTGGAAGCATACAATATCTGCATTAGCTAAACATGAAGGTAATGATCCTGTAATTAATCTAGCTATTTTATTCCATGATCTAGGAAAGACTCGAACTCATTTCGTTTGTGAAAAGGGTTTACATCGTTTCTTCGGTCACGAAAATAAATCAGTACATATGATTGATGATATTGCTAAGGATTTGAAAATCGATAATAAAACTCGTGATGCATTGAAATTTGCAGCTAAGAATCACATGAAGTTTCATTTATTGACTAAGATGACTAATAAAAAGGTTGTTGCTTTAATAAACGATCCTAATTGGGAAGTTTTATTTAGAACGTCTGAAGCAGATGACAAATCCAGAAAAGGTGCTTTTAATCCTGAAAAATGGCAAGAAAAATTAGATAAGATCGAAAAGGTTAAATCTAATTTTATTGACTCAGGTAAATTAAGAGATGTTAAGAAGCTTGTTAATGGACAATTTGTTATGGAATTGCTTGATATCAAGTCTGGTCCAAAGATTGGTAAGGTAATTCGTAATACTATTAACTGGATTCTTGATAAAAATATTGATATTAATGATGTCGAGAAGATTAAAGGATTTATCCTCGCTCAAAAGTAACGAGGGAGGATAAATTTACTTATTGAAGGTAAATAATCACAAACAAAAAGGGTATAAAAATGAGTAAAGCATTGATCGAAAAATGGCAACCACTATTAAATATTGGCGCTCCAGTTATAAATGAAGAAAGAGCTTCAAAAGTTTTAGAAGCTATAAGTAATCAATATAAATTAGATCCCAATGTTGGAAATATTATTATTCCATCTGTTCGAATTTTATTGAGTGGTGTTGACGTGTGTGATTATGATCAAACACTCCAAACAGAAGATCCAATAGTAATGTATTTAAGTACAGAGTTAGTTGAGGATTTAGAAGCAGTTGGTGTTGATATTAATCCAGAAGTAGTGTCTGTTTTGTCTGAAGATATTAAACAGTGTGTTCAAGCCAAACTTAGAAATGGTGCTAAAGGGATAATTAACGTAGAAATTATCAACAATGGTAGATATGAGTATACATGTCATGTTGAATAAAGGATTTATCCTCGCTCAAAAGTAGCGGGGGTAAATTCCTTTTGGAACTTAATTATAAAGAGGTAATAAAATGCATGTTCAAAAATACGTAAGACATAAACTTTATCCTGTGGATGAAATCCTTCCGTTGTTTCAGACACGAGGACCAAAGAAAATTGAATTTGATGGAATTATTGTAAGTAGAACGTCTCAACGGTATGATGTATTTGTTAAAAACTTAGGATGTGCTACTTGTGGATTAAAAGGTACTCATTTTGCAGCTGAAAGAATGGCAAGTTCAGAAAGTTATCATTTTAATCTATACGCAGTTGATGAAAATGGTGATGAAACCCTTATGACTAAGGATCATATTATCCCTAAAGCTAAAGGTGGTTCTAATACATTAGATAATTATCAAACAATGTGTTATGACTGCAATCAAGAAAAATGTGATAAAGTTTAATTGAGGTAATAAATAATATGTTAAAAATGATTGGCTATTGGGACCATTCCCAAGAAAGGAAAGATTCTTTTACTAAAAGGAGATATATAAAAAAATCAGTTCAGGAATATTCTAAGTTTCCTGATCCTAATGATTATATAGATCCAGATTTTTGGTTAGAGATTACAAATTATGGATCTCGTGATGGTATCCCTTATGGTGACTTAGAGAGGGAACATATTGCAACGTATCTTGATGAAAACCCAAAATGTAATCATTATATGGGTTATTCTTATTGTAGGATATGTGGAATTAACTTAGGATCATATGAAAGAACGGATGGTACATATATTTGGCCTGTTGATTTATCTCATTATATACGTTACCATGAGATTAGATTACCTATGGAATTTATAAAACATGTTCAAACAAATCGTAATAAAACCATAAGAGATTATGAAACTGATTCATGGATTAAAATGATGAATGATATTAAAGATGTCAACTAAAATTATATTTTGGTTTTTTGATTTAATTGGAGAAAGATTTCAAGAAAAATTTGATGAAGGTCATGGTAATATTGGTTTTGGTAGACGAGGTTGGAAACTACCGTTTAATAAGTACTATTGGCTCGATTAAAGGAGTATTATGGAAAACGAAAATAAAAAATGTTATGTATTGTTTGCAGCTAAAACTCACCATTTTGATATTGAAGCAGAATTTATAGGTATAGTTACAACTAGTAAAGAAGATGCAGACGAATGGTTAGAAAATGGTGAAGGATTTCAAAAATCATATAAAGAAGTGGATTTATTAGACTAATGGAAATAATGTTAAACCTAACGAGTCGCTGTAACTTACAATGTAAGAACTGTGCTCTTGAACATATGACTAAGGAAGATAAGAAAAATCTCCCTAAAGATATGAGTTTTGATACCTTTGTAGTAATCGTTGATAAACTAATAGAATATGGTTACGATGAGTTTCAATTGACTCCTACTGTGGGTGAACCCTTCCTCAATAAAGATTTCCTTAAAATGATAGGGTATTTAGAGAAAAATGACGCTGTTAAAAGGATTACCTTCTTCACTAATCTGTGTTGTATGGATTTGGAAGAAGAACTTAAATGGTTATTTGATGAAACCACTAAAACTGTAATGTTTATTAGTTTTTATGGTACAAATAGAAAGGATTTTAATTCATTTACAAATTCTAATACTTATTTTGATATATTTCATAGAAACATCAAATGGGTAAGATTCTTTTATAAAAGTACGTTTAGATCTATGAATTTCTTTTTAAGAAATCCTGAAATTGAAAATGCTATTAAAAGTGATATGTACTCTTTCATAAATGTTTATTCAAAATTGAAAGAATCAAAAGAATTTTTTGATAAGAATAATATTCAGAAACATTATTGGAACGGAAATTGGTGTGGATATCGTAATGATGTAGATAATTGTCGTTGGGATACTCGTAGAGGTGTATGTTGGTTTGCGTTAATAGACAATATTGTAGATTCAGACGGTACTATATATCTTTGTGGTGCCTGTGATGTAATGAGAGAGACACCGTTAGGAAATATATTTAAACAGGATATTTTTGATATATTTGAACCTAAAGGTACTATGATAAGTGATATATTAGAACATCAAGAAAATTCATATTACAATGGATGTTGTGAAAAATGCTCAGAATTTCATGAATGTACAATAGGATTTTATGAAGAATGGTTAGCATTTCATAATATGACTAATCCATTATTTGGAAGGAAGGAAAGAAAGATTAATTGAGAAGGAGAAATATGTTAGCTTATAAATTATTTAAAAGAAGAAAAGATGGATCAATAGGACCACTTTATATTAATCGTTCTCAACGTATTGATATGAATGTTTGGTTAGAAGCTGGGGATCACCCAACTAAAGGATTTGCGCATAGGCCGGGATGGCATTGTTGTACAACTCCATCTGCTCCTCATATTAAAGAAAAGGAAGAAAGAGTGTGGTATTTAGTTGAAATTGAAGATTATACTGAATTCATGCGACCTAGAAACCAAGGTGGTAAATGGTATCTTGCTAATAGAATGAAAGTGATAAAGAGGTTAAAATACTATGATAATTGAAAAGTTGAAAAAAATGCTTGAGATGAATTTAAATGTTGTTAATTTAGTAGATGTACATCCTATGGATAAAGAACTCAAAGCCATTGAAATGTCACCAGTAGAGAATTTTTTCGAGTTAAAAAAAATTACAAAGGGCGGAGTTGCTATAATAGAACACATATATGGTTGGGTCGAATACACTAAAGGTCCACGTAAAGGTGAAATCAATTATAGTAAACGAACTATTTATAAAGTACCACCATCTTATTTAAAGCCATCTAGATTAGTAACGTTAAAACGTTGTCGTTTATATAAATTTACAGATGGAGATAAAGTCGTTAGAGCATATAAAATAGTTGATGATGTTACTTTTTATCATCCTGATATGGCTTTTGGTGCTTTTCAACCTGAAAATGGTGTATGGAAATGTATGTTTTTCCCTCCATTTCATAATGGTGTTATTATTGAAGATGTTACTGATACTGAATCTGATGATTTCAATGAAAAATTAAAAGAATACAGTGAAAGTAAAAAGGAGAAGAAATAATGTATTGGGTTATACAAAAGGGATTCGATTATGATCCTAAATATCGTGAACTTTGTAAGAATTTAGAAAGAATGAATATTGATCATACTTTCTGTACTGCAATACCATTCTCAGGTAGAATTATCGAAGACATAGATGTTTCAGATAAAGGTCCAGTATTTACATATGGATCATATACGTTATCTAAGATTGCTAAAGAACGTGGTTGGGAGCCAGGATCTTATATATCGCCTAATTTAGGTATGAAATCCTTACTGAAAAATTATGGTGACATGATGTTAAATTCTGATATGGAGTTCCATACAATTGGTAATCTTGAAACAAACATGAAAGAATTCTTCATTAGACCTGAAAAGGATTCAAAATCATTCACTGCTGGAGTAAGGACAATAGAAGAATTTAATAATTGGAGAGATGCAATTAGTAAAATTACTGAAAATGAATTTTCAACAGTTGATCTTGATACTGAAGTAATTATATCTACACCTAAGAAGATTCAACAAGAGATAAGATTTTTTATTGTAGATAAAAATGTTATTGATTGTAGTTATTATAAATTTGGTGATCAAGTTCGATATGATAACAACGTAAATGATGTTATGGCATTAGATTGTGCTTGGGGTAGTGCAGATACATATTCACCTGATGTTGCATATGTTTTAGATATTGCTATGTCAGATGGAGAATTTTATGTATTAGAAACAAACTCTATTAATTCATCAGGGTTTTATGCAATAGATACTCAAAAACTTGTTATGGCTATAGAAGATCTAGGAAACTATGGTGCACAACGATACGGAATAAGAAAAGGATTGGAATAATAATGTTTATAGAAAGAGATAACGAATTGGGTGATACGAGAAAGATTTATAATACTTCTGAAGTTGAACCTGATTTACAACGAGCAAAAGAACTAAATAATGTAACTACAATTGATATCAATACATTTAAAGAATCTAAATTCAAATCTTTACATGAACATGTAATGAGCCAAA